AACCAATTCATTTTTTGCTCTCCGATTGTCCTAGCCAAATTGCAAAACAACCACTAAAGCATCCAAAAATTATTGACGCAAAAGATGTTTGATTAATGGTCGGATCTGGTAAATTTATCATCCAACTTGTAACGTAAAAAGCCATAATAGTTATGGCCAGCATCATTAATCTCGGTATTATTCTCCAATTATCAAAAAATACACTCATGCTTGTTGTTCCTTTAAAAATTTAGCAAATATAAAAATTCCAATGGTTCCAGCTACAAGAAAAAGAAATAAAATAATAATACCAAATATTTGCCAGCATAAATCTCTAAATTCAGCTTTTTTCTTCAGCATCTCTCTATGATTTGCTCTTTCTTCAGCAATCATTTTTTGTAAATTTTGCCACTGACTCATTTTACCGTGTAGCATGAAAGTTTCCCGAAGTCTGTCTCTAGCTTGTTTCAATTCTTCTTGTTTAAAAAATTTATCAATGGCACTAGCTTCAGTTCCAGTAAATCTATTTAAAAAACTATTTTTTTTCCTATTAGCACCAAAATTCAATTCTGCTTCTGCTTTAGCATACCTAGTTAATGGACCAGATAAGCCAGCAACATCTTTACCTGCTTTAATAGCACTACTTATTGCTCCACTGGCTGCAGTAATCGCGGATATGGCACTAATAGGGTCAATCATTTATTTTTTAGAACCTTTTGGTTTTGGGGGTCTACCTTTTTTAGTTCCATAAGTTCCTTTTCCTGACGGCATTTACAATACTCCTTTTAAGTTTCTTTTTAAGGGTTTATTCCACCTATTCATATGACCACCCCTTAACGCAATCATATTATCATGTGCCATAACCAAACATAAAGCATCTGCCCTATCTGGAGATGACAAACCTCTTTTTCTCATTTCATCTTTAGATTCAGCTTTTGCTTTACCATTAGAAGAAAAACTATATTTGACAGAAACCATTTCACTAACAAGTTTTTGATCATTAGGCAGTTTGCAATCCCTATTCTCTAAAAATGCCTTGAGTTTAAACCATAATTCACTCCTTAAATTTGTATAATTATTTTTCATAGACGGACTTTCACTTACATTAATGCCAATAGCGGGCAAACCAAGTTCAGCTAATCTATCAACACAGCCAGCTCCTAAACCAATACTATCTACAAAAATTTGAGCAGGTTGTTCTGTAGGATGCAATGCATCATATTCAGCTTTTACTCTGCCACAAAGTTGCATTAAATCCAAACCTTTCCATGTCATTACATCTTGGATAACATTGCCTTTACGTTTACATAAAGCACTACTGTCATTTCCAAATCTACTAACATCTAAACCCCATGTTATTTCAGCACTTGGATTTTCTTCTATTTCTCTTCTTATTGCTGATTCACATAAATGATATGGAATAATAGTATCATCATCTGTTTTAGGAAAATCACCCATAACGCGGACTAAAAATGCATTACTCTCTTCTCCATATCTTTCTTTCATTTCCTCAACAAAATCTTGAGTAACTAACGGACTATCTAAACAACTCCATCTTCTTTTCCACCAAGTTGATCTAGGTGACATTTGAGTATCAAAAAAAGTTCCACTAGTTCTAGTCGGGTTAGATAGTAAAAGAGTGACACAATTTTTTCCAGACATTGACCCACTAGCTGCTTCAAAAGTTTTTTCATGCACAGCACTAGCTTCGTCTGCTACAAGTAATACACTTGCTCTTGGGCCAGATGCATGAACACCAGCTAATGCTTCGGGTTGCTCTGCTCTTGATGTTTTAGCACTTATAAAAGCTTCAGATGGACTAGCAATTAATTCAATCCTATCACTTTTAACATTTAACAAATTTTTTAAAGCAGGTGGCAGTTTTGTAATATGAGATTTTAATTCAGAAAATAATGCGTCGAACAACTGTTGAGAACTAGGCGCAGTTACAACTATCCGAATAGGGTATCTTGTAAATAACATCCAAATCATTAACCAAGATGCACAAGTTGATTTTCCAGTTCCATGACCAGAACGGACACTTAATCTCCTTTCACCCTCATTAACAGCATCTAATAATTCTTTTTGATAATCAAATGGCTCAATCCCAATAACCTCTTTAACAAACCCAATAGGATTATTTCCATACTTTTCTATAAATTCTTGAAACGGATTAGTGGACATATTCATTTCCATAAACTAAAGGATATAATTTTTTAAAATTTTCATCTGCGGCGTGTTCTAAAATAGAACAAGTTTCAATCGGATCTGCACATGAGGACACAAGATGAATATTCATGCCTTTTACACCAAGCATAATCACTTCATCAAAGTGATCACCCCTGATTCTTTCAAGTTCTTCTTTAGTCAGATATTTCGGTTGGTTTGGCATTGTCTAACGGTTTAGCATTTCTAAGAGCATCAATGTGTAAATCACCAACGGAAATATTTATGGTACTTTGCTTTTGACCATAAACTTCGGGGTTATCACAACTTGCTAACCATTTTCTCAAATTAGCTTGCTCTCTTGCTTTTGTAATTGCATTTGGACTTTCTTCTACTGAATCTATAATTTCAAGAGCCTGTTCTGCAAGAGCATCACCCCTTTCTTTGCGAGCATCTTGCAATAACTTTTTTTGCTCTGGGTCTTTATACAAACTATTAACTAATAATTTTCTACTTACTCCAAAACTCTTTGCTATCCCAGTTAAGCTGTCACCACTACAAACCCGCTCCAAAATATTTTGGAAACCACCAGATTTTTCTATGTCGGCTAACATTTGCCTTTTTATCGGTTGACCTGCCATAATTAATAATATATTTGAAAAAAATTTTTTTTCATGCTAATTATCTACACAACCCTCTATAGTGTGCTTGTATTTCTCCACCTACACTAACACTACAAAGAAAGCTATAGGGGGGGTCAAATTCTAAAAACCGAGCAGAATTTACCGTTATACCCCCATACTGATTGCTAAGTTATTGATTTTATTGGATTATGTCTGTCGCATAATATGTATTATGTTACTTTTTATTCGAACTGCCTCGCATATGCGTTCTTTTCCCGTGTGTCCCGTTGCCTAGTTGACAGGTCTAATCTCCATAAACGATAAGTTCCATCTTGTAGTTTTCGTATGCATGATGTTCCTAATGGATATACTTCATTCATAGCAGATCTTGCCCTACCTATTTCATCACTAGAAACGTCAATGCACTCATTAGGTTTCATGTCAGCCACAATGGAATAGAACTTACCTCTTTCATCACCAGTTAAATATGGTTTATGTGTTTTGTTTGTTGTCATAATCACCCTCAAATTTGCTCACATTTTTAACTAATTCTAATTGCCTATCATCTTTTTGAATAGTCACTAAAGCAATACCACAATAGTTAATAATATCTCTTAAACTATCCTCATGTTTAGGTGATTTCATTAACCTAGCTAACTTTTGTCCTATGACACAATAAATAACATCTAACATAGACAAATCATCTTTAATCTTATCTTTAAGTAATAAGTTAAAGAAATCCTTTATATCAGTATGATTTTCAATAGCATCACCATATATTTCACCTCTATCATCAAGTAGTTTAGTTGCTTCAATTATTTCACTTTGTATTGTTTTATTAATGCTCATTTTTGCTCCTTTACTATTAATCTATCTGGAATAAAAGGTAATGTTATAGGTCTTTCTTTTATCCCACCTCTTGCAACATATTTTTTACTACATTCAATATTGCAAAATCTTCTACGTTTATTGTGATATGGATACCTTACCCCACAATAAAAACATATCTTATAACCTTTAATTTTATGCACTCTCATATCAATTCCTAAAATGGTGGTTTATCATCAAAGAATTTATCAACTTCAGCGGTAACTCTTGAGCCTGCAAATTCTTTTTTAACCTCAAAAACTCCTTGAGGTAAGCTATTTACTAAACCCTCTACACTTATCCAAGATTGACCCCTTGCTTGACCTAACGGTAATTGTTTTCTTGATTTGCATACATTTACAATCACATCTGGCAAATTGCTATGTTTTGTCTGCCATACATCATAATCAATTTTCTTGGCATTAGCATCCTCACAAATGCCATCAACTATTTTCCATGCTTTTATCATTGCTCGACCATGAACCTCAATTTGACTACTGTTATTTTGCTCAATAGCAGTAAATAGTTTTTGTTGTTGTTTTAGGAACTTTGTTTTTAAATCCTTACCCACATATTTTAAGCAAGTATCATCAATTCCATATTTCTTTTCCATAATATCCGCAATATCATCTAAATGCTCAATTATGGTTCTTACTTGTAAGTAATCTTTGAACTTTTCGTTATATCTACCCATTTTACTCTCCACTAAGGATAATTAAGGATTACTGAGGATTTCATAACCCCCGTTTCTGCTTCCTCAGGTATGATATTTCCCTTAGAGGTAGAAAACCCTCTAAGGAACAAAATATTCAACCTGACAAATCCATGCAGGACTGAGGAACACTGAGGAACACTGAGGAATTTAGCACTCATTTTTATAGCTGGTACCATTATTGTGATTAATGCTATTTTGATCATGTTCCTCAATATTATCCACCTCAAAATGCAAAGATAATTGAAAACATTGCTCACATAATCGCATACCTTTATTATTCATTATATACACCGTTTTTTTTAAGTTACATCTAACACATAATTCATCCATTTATTTTCTCCATTGTCCGTATGTCATATAAAGACATATTATAATTATTTATTCCCGTATTATATTTAACATCATCTTTTTTAATTAATTTATTCCTTTTAAATTGAGTGTAATCAACATGATGATGCCACCGATTAAATTTCCAAACTACACTTGCAACATCTGGATGCATTTTAGCTAACATTACAGATTTATTCTTTGTACCCTCTTCTGCATAAAATTCTTTAGTATTTCCTCCAGATAATCGTTGTGTAGTAGCTTTTTCTTGCAAAAATGCATTAAATTGTATTGTGCAAAGACCATCTTTTAAAACTCTAAGAGATAAATCAGTATCCTCATTATATCTACCTCTCCAACGATATTTACAGTCATTTTCAATCAAAAGACATGAATAAATGCGTGTATTTGGTAAAAAAGCAGGGTAAATCTCACTTGCAAAGCAAAATTTACAATAATTTAAGCCTGAAATAGGAACATTTGTAAATCTATCAACAAAATCCTCACTTGCTTTAAATAATGCTCCAGAATTACATATATTTTTGGCATTTCTATTAAAACGATAGAAATTATAAATATTGTCATCCATGACCCAATGTTTTTTAGCACCTATGGAAATGGAGTGATCCCATGCAAAATTCCTAGCACCACCTGGACCTTTTGATTTTTTATCTCCTAAATCATCAAAAGTATCATAGTTTTTAAGATAATTTGGGTCTAAGATAAGAACCTTGTCTTTTCCTACCTCATTGACGTAATTTTGGTACTCTTGTTCCTCAACTACTAACCAATAAGGTAAACCCATACGATCTAATGACTTTGACGTTAGACGGCTGTCCCAACGACCTTTAGACACAATGTAAATGGGATATTTTGGTTTCATTTTTCACCCCACTTACATCCGTTGCGTAAATATTCTGTATAATCACAATAATCACATTGTAGTTTTTTATTATTTTTTAAAGTTTGCCGTCTTACTTTTAGATATAATCCACAAGAACACCTGCACACATATAATCTTCCGTTAGCTTTAGTGTTTTTTGTTGGTTTAAATTTACTCTTTTCAATTCTATCAAAATCAAGTTTTTTTATAGCATCATCAAAAAATGATGCCATTGATGTACCATATTTTTTTGAAAACTTTTCAATTGCTTTTGATGGCAATATATCTTTGCCATTACCATTATATCTAGCACCACCAATAACAGTTAATCTACCAAACTTTTTTCCAATAAATTCTTTAATTTTTACCCATGCTTGAGGATTAAGTTCATCAAAATGTTCCTTAGTTATGCACTCTGGTTTATTTCTATAAACATTTTTAATCTCTTTTTCTGGAGTAAAATGACTATTATTACCAAAAACAACTTGTGCCGCTAATCTGTTAATTGGTCTATAGGTTTTGTCAATTTTATCTGTCATATCAAAACCAATAGTTAATAAATGTCATAACCATTGCCCATTTGTAAGCAACATAAATACCAAATACTGCTAAACAAAAAACTATCCAAAAAATGATAATTATAGCTGGTGGTTTATTATTCATTTTTCTCTCCTTTTTTCACTTCATCATTATCAAAATATCTTTTGCTATGATGATCATTAAAAATAAGTTTAGGATGCCATATAGATTTTGTTTGCTCTGTAACATTTTGATTTATTTTTTTGCCAAAATCTAACAAATCATCTTTATTTCTAAACCGACATATAATAGTATATTCTGCTTCAATTTTTTCATGTGAAAACTCTGGCATATCCTGCCATAATTCTTCCCATTGTTCTGGCATATCAAATAATGCCATTTGTTCATCTTTATTTGGCATTTTGCACCCTCTTTCTTAATGATGAACTGCTAAAGTTATGTTGACGTTTAAAAAAATAGTTTTTGTGAATATCTTGCCCTGTAAAAAATTGATCTTTATATTCATCACCTAAAAATCTAATATCAATAATTTGGCTCTTTAAAAGTTCAATAAGTTCATCTTCAGTTCCGTATGGTATAATTTCATCAATCCACCTAACTGCTTTTAATTGAACCCATCTTTCATAAACAGACTGCACTGGTTTATTTTTGTGTTTTCTGTCAAATGAGGGGTCTATTTGCAACCCTACTTTTAAATAATGACAATGTTGTTTGCATTGTTCAAACATTACAATGTGACCACTATGTAATAAATCAAATGCTCCACAAGTGAAACCAAATCTCACTTTAACTATTTCCATTTGTTTTCTCCTATACTTGTACCCATTTTTTTACCTGGAATGTGATTAAGATAATTTTTTTCACATAATATTTGCCGATAACGTCTAATAGTTACAATAGAAATATTTGTTAGGTCACGAACCCTCTCTAAAGAGGGTGCATAACCATTTTTTTCTATTTCATCTACATAACACTCATATATTTTTTTCTCATTTGGACTGCTAAACATCCTTTTTCTCCGTGTAATTATAATCAGATTTAATAGTTAATTTTTTTGATCTTTCTTGTCTGGCATCTTTAGCGGGTACAATTTTTTCTGGTTGTGCCTTGTAATTCCTAGTTTTTCTTTCAACCCTAAAAATTTCCTCTCCTAGACCACTATTATTGTATAAAGTTGCAACCTCATGTAACCCCATAATATCCATTATTTGAGTTTCATAATCAGACCTAACTTTTTCAAGTTTTTTTATCTCTTTCACAACATTATAAAAACCAAGTGATAATTTTCTATGTGTATTAAGATCAACAACAGGTAAATCACTCTCACTTTTGGGATATGCATCAGCTGCATCATTTGTTGATAAAGATGGGTAATAGTCTGGCCCTTTTAGACGTTTATAAAAATCCTTAATTTTTTCACCAATTTGATCTTGAATGACTTTATCCCGTTCATACATGAAAACTTTTAAGCTAGAGCCACGGTATAAGACTGCTAGAGCCACCCATTTTGCATTTGGGTAACAATATAGTTGACCTTGAGTTTGCAATACTCCACGGTCAAGAGGTGGTTCATCTTCTATTCCATGTTGAGTTGTTTTACACTCAATTATAAGATTTTCTTCTTCTTCTAAATCAGCCATTTTTTGACCTTGTGGAAATGAAATAATATCATCTGGAAATATTGTTTGCTTTTTCTTTGAAAATAAAATTCCATCTAAACTACATTCAAAAAAATTCTCATAACCATACACATCTAAAATTGAATCATTATATCTGCAATTCATTTGATCTGCCACTTTTTTAATAATGACAGGCTCAAGTAAATTACCCCACTCTGTAAATTCATTACCATTAAATTTTGGTAATGGTTCATAATCAGAATGTTTCATATTTAAGTGTGATCTTAGTAAAGCATTTCTTGTAGTGTATTTGCTAAGACCCCATAAAACAGGTAATTTACTTGCAGTTATTAAATCATCTCTTGTTATTTTTCCGACCATTTTTTTCTCCTATGCTAAAATTATAATTAACCAAATGATGATAATTGAAAATGTTAAAATACCCTCAATTAGAGTTGTAATAATATCTCTCATTTTATTTTACTCCTACCATCCATGCCTATAATATCTTTATCCAAAACATTATTTTTATAAGCTTTATATTTATCCCATAATTCACTTAATTCTTTATCAATTTTTTCTAGTTTCATACCCATGTCAAAAGTTAATCCACTATTCTTTTTTATTGAATTTTCTTCTAAATCTTTGATTTGTTGAAAAGCAAATTTAAGATTAGTAATGGCATTTAAATGATATTTCTGACCAAATGCATCTGTTTCATTTGTATATCTGCCATAATCTTTAATCTTGTGCAGTAGTTCTCGCATTTCCATAAGAACAACATGACCATTTTGAAATTCTTTTATGCGTTCTCTGTCAAATTTTTGAATTAAATCTTCCATAATTTCGTATGGATTTTTTAGATCATTTCCATTTTGACGTTCTAAATTTTGATATGCATAAAAATTATATTCTGACATTGGACTAGTGTTAGAATATTTTGCTCTTGCAAATGCACCTAACAATGCACCAAATATTTTTTTATAATTATTTATAGCTGTCATTTTTTTTCTCCTTTTTTTCCCAATATTCATTTTCACCTTTAATATCATCTCTCCAGCCAGGACTTTCATTATCCCAATATTCATGATCCTCATAAGAAACAATAAAATCAAAACCTTTAACTTCATTTTTTGTTCCTTTATAAGCAAATTCCGATTTAATAAACGGTATCACTCCTTTTAGACTACCCTCATAACAAATACTCATACATTGT